GATGATGGAGGAGATGATGATGGAGGAGATGATGATGGTTTAGATGATGATGGAGGAGATGATGATGGTGGAGATGATGATGGTGGAGATGATGATGGTTTAGATGATGATGGTGGAGATGATGATGGTTTAGATGATGATGGTGGCGGTGGTGGTGGAGATGATGATGGAGGAGATGATGATGGTGGAGATGATGATGGAGGAGATGATGATGGAGGAGCTCCGCCTGATGATGGTGGCGGTGGTGGAGGAGATGATGATCTATAGAAGCCAGAGGTATAAACCATGAGTAAATCATTCGATAAAATTGGAGAAGCGTTGAATGTGGAGACTTCAATCGTAGAGTCAAAAGTTGACAAAGCGGAACTAACAAAACCAACAAATCAACAACAATCTGACTACGAATATACCAGAGGGCAACTTTATTCACTGATTGAGAAGGGGCAAACGGCTGTTGATGGGATTCTTGAAGTTGCAGACAGTTCCCAACATCCAAGGGCTTATGAAGTTGCAGGGCAGTTGATTAAAAATTTGGGAGATGTGACTGATAAGTTGATGAATCTTCATAAGAATATGAAAGATCTTGATAACAAATATCAAGGGCCCAACAATATCACAAATGCATTGTATGTTGGTTCCACCGCTGATCTTCTTAAGATGATCAAACAGAGTAACACAACTGACAAGAAATCATAAATAACATTACAGGTTTTTTTTAATTTAAATGTTAGAACATTGTGGGTGTAAGCCATCTAAATGTAATAAAACACCAAAGGGAAAGATGTGCCCTAAACATGGTATGAAAGATTGTACACTTGAAGAGGGTCTCCGTGATTGGTATGGTAAATCCGAATCAAAAGAAGGAAAACCTGGATACGTAAATGTGGTGACTGGTGGAACTTGTGCAAGTGATGAGCCAGGTGAAGGTGTGCCTAAATGTGTTTCTTCTGAAAAAAGAGCAAGTATGACACCAGCACAAAGACGATCTGCCGCAAGACGAAAAAAAGCAGCAGATCCTGGACAACAGGCAAAAACTGGTGCTGCAAAACCAACTTATGTTCCAACAGATAAACCCAAAAAAATGAAAGAAGAATTAGACTTACAAGAAGTAAAAGATAGACCAGGAAAGGGTAGTGGTACTAAAGATGCTTGTTATCATAAAGTCAAATCTCGTTATAGTGTTTGGCCAAGTGCATATGCATCTGGAGCACTTGTCAAGTGTCGTAAAGCGGGAGCAAAAAATTGGGGGAACAAGTCTGAAGATTTCATTCCAGAAAATCATAAAGAGGTTGCTTCTGGTAAAAAGAAGGATGAAGAAGGATACATGTCAAATGTTGAGTTTGATCAGATTGAAAGATCAATCAATATTTTAAGAAAACTTGTAAAGAATCCAAATCAACAACTTCCTGCATGGGTTCAATCTAAGATCACAAGAGCAGCAGATTTTATTGATACTGCAGCAGATTATATGTCAAGTGATGAAGATGTTTCAGAAGCATGTTGGAGCACCCACAAACAAGTTGGTATGAAGAAGAAAGGAAATCGCATGGTTCCTGATTCTGTAAAAGAAAATATTGATAAGATTCAACAGTATGGAAGAACTTATACCATCATTTTAACTTGGCACGGATCAACTTACAAACTTCAAATCTTCTTTTCGACTCCTACAATTCCATCCAGAAAGGAAGTGGAGGATGCAATTCATAAGGTATATCCAGGTGCATTGTTAAACGCTTATATGCCTTCAAGAATTGATCCAACTAAACCAACTCTTCTTGCTGCTGAAGAATTTGATCTCCCAACAAAAGAAGATTTTGCAGAACAAGCTCTTGCAATTGTTTTAGATCCAGATAAAGAGAAAAGAAGAAAGAACTATCTACTCAATATCGGAGTGATTGGTGAGGATTGGCAATCAGTGAATCGTAAAGATAAAACTGATGGATTGAGTCAAAAAGCAGTTAATGCTTATCGCCGTGAAAATCCAGGATCAAAACTTCAAACTGCAGTGACTGAAAAAAATCCAAAAGGTAAAAGAGCATCTCGTCGCAAATCATTCTGTTCAAGAATGAGCGGCATGAAATCTAAACTCACTTCAACAAAAACTGCAAGAGATCCAGATTCACGAATCAATAAAGCCCTCCGTCGTTGGAACTGTAACTGACATTTACGCAACTTCTGTAGTGTATCAAGAATAAAAATATTTTATGTCTAATGATCAACATTATTTGGGCAACCCTCAGCTTAAGAAAGCAAATGTTCCGATTGAATTTACTGAGGAACAAATTAAAGAATTTTTAAAGTGTAAGGATGATCCAGTATACTTTGCTAAAAATTATATCAAGATTGTTTCTCTGGATGAAGGTTTAGTTTCTTTTAACCTTTATCCATTTCAACAAAAATTAATTAATAATTTTCATAATAACAGATTCAATATCTGTAAGATGCCTCGTCAGTCAGGTAAGTCAACGACTTGTGTATCTTATCTATTGCATTATGTTGTTTTTAATGCTAACGTGAATGTTGGTATTCTTGCAAACAAAGCTTCAACTGCAAAAGATCTTTTGGGAAGACTTCAGTTGGCTTATGAGAATCTACCTAAGTGGATGCAACAGGGTGTCATGGTTTGGAACAAGGCATCTTTAGAACTTGAAAATGGATCAAAGATTATTGCAGCATCCACATCAGCATCTGCTGTTCGTGGTATGTCATTCAATATCATCTTCCTTGACGAATTTGCGTTCATTCCAAATCATATCGCTGACGATTTCTTCAGTTCAGTTTATCCTACCATTTCATCTGGTAAAACTACAAAGGTTATTATCGTATCTACCCCTAAGGGTATGAATCACTTCTACCGCCTCTGGCATGACGCCGAGAGGAGTAGAAACGAATATATCCCAACAGAGGTTCATTGGAGTGAAGTTCCTGGTAGAGACGCAAAATGGAAGGAACAAACGATTGCAAACACTTCACCTCAACAGTTCCAACAGGAATTTGAGTGTGACTTCCTTGGATCTTCTGATACTTTGATTTCTGCATCAAAACTCAAGTCAATGGTTTTTGATGATCCAATTCAATCAAATAAAGGATTGGATATCTATCAAGAACCAATCGAAGATCATAACTATATTATGACAGTTGACGTTGCAAGAGGAGTTGAAAGTGACTACTCGGCTTTCGTCATTTTTGATATTACAAGTTTTCCTTGGAGAGTAGTTGGTAAATATCGAAACAATCAGATCAAACCAATGTTGTTCCCCAACATCATTGAAGATGTTGCAAAGGCATATAATAAAGCTTATGTGTTGGTTGAAATCAACGACATTGGGGAACAAGTTGCAAATATCCTACATTTTGATCTTGAGTATGATCACATCTTAATGTGCGCCATGCGAGGTAGAGCTGGGCAAATTGTTGGGCAAGGATTCTCTGGTAATAAGTCTCAACTTGGATTGAAGATGTCAAAGACAGTCAAAAAGATTGGATGTTCAAACCTCAAGACTTTGGTAGAAGATGACAAGTTAATGTTCAATGATTATGACATTATCTCCGAACTGACAACTTTTATTCAAAAGAATCAATCATTTGAAGCTGAAGAAGGCGCAAATGATGACTTATCAATGTGTCTTGTGATCTTCTCTTGGTTAGTTGTTCAACCTTATTTCAAGGAGATGACTGAGAATGATGTTCGTAAACGCATCTATGAAGAACAAAAGAACCAGATCGAACAAGACATGGCTCCTTTTGGATTTATTTTGGATGGTTTAGATGATCATGAAAATACCTTTGTAGACAACTCTGGTGATGTATGGAAGCTAGATGAGTATGGTGATCGAGCTTACATGTGGGAGTATCGTTAAAAATAGTATTTCTATAAATATGTTATAGATTAAATGTTTTATCAGAGGTAGATAAACATGTCATTAGGGCTCGGATTAGTTTCCCCAGGTATTACTATAAGAGAGATTGATCTCACTAAAGGTTCGATAGTAGAAGATAACCAGTTTATTGGAGCTATTGCTGGCCCTTTTCCAAAAGGCCCAGTAGAAGAAGCTGTTGTCATTAGAAATGAAAATGAATTTATTGAAACTTTTGGAAAACCAGTAACAACTGATAATCAATCTGATTACTATCATGTAGCAGAGTCATTCTTAAGTTATGGAGGCGTTTTAAAAGTTATCAGATGTTCTGATGCTAACTTAAATTCAGCTAATGTTGGAGTTGGATCAACAACCTCAGTAACATTAAATATTAAAAATTACGACGATTATACAGAAAACCACTCTGACAGTGTTTCTTGGGAGTGGGCAGCAAAAACACCAGGAGCTTGGGCAAATAATTTAAAAGTTGCTATAATCGATGACTTTGCTGATCAAACATTTGCTGGACTTTCTACAAGTTCACTTACTGTTGGAATGGCAGTAACATGTCGATTAGAAGGTGCAAGGGTAACAATTGGAGTTGGTGTTACTTCTTCTTGGAACCAAGACACAATTTTAGAAGGAACTTTAACTGGATTGGGAGTAAGTGAAATTTATGTTAAGTGGAATACTTATAATACAGGAGTTTCAACTTTTGTTCAGTACAAAAAAGGTAGTAATTTTGAAGTAAAATCTAGCGATGGGGATATCATCGTCGGTGGTGTCTCAATGGGCCCTGCTGATGATGCAACAATTACAGACTGGTATGATGGACAAACTGTAGTCATAAACGGCATTCCAGTTTATTGGAAGTCTTTGGCTCCAAAACCAATTTCAAGTTCGTTTGCAATTGAGAGAAGATCATACAATGATTCAGTTCACATTTTAGTCATTGATGATAAAGGAACCGCAACTGGTGTTTCAGGAAATATTGTTGAGAAGTTTACCAATCTTTCAAAAGCCTTAGATGCAACTCTTTCTGGAAAAACCCTTTATTACAAAGAGAGAATAGCTCTCGAATCAACATATGTTTATGCTGGATACCCACAAAACGGCAATGTTTCTAAAGCAGGTATTACTACTTCAAACGGTTTGTGGGGAT